GCGCTGCTACCGCCGGAGATAGAGGCGCTGCTACCGCCGGATATGGAGGCGCTGCTACCGCCGGATATGGAGGCGCTGCTACCGCCGGAGATAGAGGCGCTGCTACCGCCGGATATGGAGGCGCTGCTACCTCGCGAGGCAAATCGTCTTCCGGAGATAACGGAATCTCTGTCGCTCGCGGAAATGATGTCAGAGTTCGCGGCGGCGTAGGTGCTATACTTCTTATAGCCGAGGAGGAAACCTTTAATTTCGACATTGTTGCCTGGAAAGCTACCATAGTTGACGGCCAGCGCATCAAAGCCGATACATGGTACCGTCTTGTCAATGGAGAATTTACAGAGTGCGATGACTGAGCCTGTAATCTACGGGCTTTCAAATGAACAACTTTAACGAAACAATCAATATGTCACTAATCAGAAAATCAACTGACCTCACTCTGCCGACCGCGCTAAAGATGATGATATACGCGCAGGCGGGCACCGGCAAAACCACCCTCTCGCTCTCCGCTCCCAGGCCCTTGTTACTTGACTTTGACGGAGGCGTAAACCGTATCAATCTCTCACACCTCGACGGAATCGACATTGTGCAAGTGACGGAATGGGGCGAAATCAAGCAGCTACTTGCCTCCCCGCAAGACCTTGCGCCATATCAGACAATAGTTCCCGATACCGTAGGCAAGCTGCTCGACTGTATCATCACTTACAAATGCGGCCAACGTCAGCCGAGAGTGCAGGACTGGAGCGGAATCAATGCCGAGTTCCTTTGGTTCACCAAACAGCTTGCTGCGCTCAACAAGCATATTATCTTTATCGCTCACCGCGATACCCGCAAGGAGGGAGACAGGACGGTATTTATCCCGCTGCTTCGCGAAAAGACCTACAACACCATCATCACCGACCTCGACCTACTTGGCTATCTCGAAATGGTCTCGGAGAAAGGTGTTCAGAAACGCATCCTTACATTCGACCCGACCGACCGTAGCGAGGGCAAAAACACTTGTTCTATGCCCGCTGCGCTCACGGTGCCGACCATCGTAGACAAACAAGGCCGACCGACCGCAGCAAACGACTTCATACAGCGCGAAATCCTCTCTCGCTACAATGCGATGCTCGCACAGAAATACGAGCTTCAGAAAGCATACAAGGCGGTTGTCGAGGATTTACAGACGCGCATTGATGCAATCACAAACGCAGAACAGGCGAACGAGTTCACCAAATACATCGGAACGGTTCAGCACGTCGGCTCGTCAAAGGACGAAGGTCGCCGGATGTTCGGGGCCAAAGTCAAAGAACTCGGTCTGGCATTCGACACCGAAACGAAACTTTACAGCGATGCAAAATCAGAGTGAAGTCCGGTACAAGCTATATGCAACTTTGCTCGACGCTTGGCAGGATTATCTCGACACTCCGCAAATTTACGATAGGTATTGGGGCTACTCAAACGAGCCGCCCCATACTTTAGAAGAGTTTTGGGTAAAACAGCACGCCTCGCTTATTGACCGCATAAATCGCGTTCCGTTCACAAGTGAAGCAGCATCCAAAGGTACCGCTTTCAACGCTGTAATCGACACACTCATTACGGGGCAACTTGACGAAAAGGTCAAGATGAGCAAAGTGCTTGACGAGAATGGCAAACCATTAGCAGTGCAGGCCGAGCTTGATGGATTTACATTCCGGTTCCCCTACGAAATCTGCAAGGAGTTCGCTCTTTACTACAAAGGTGCGATTCCGCAGGTCAGAGTGTCAGCGATATTCTCTACAATGTACGGCAATGTAGAGCTTTACGGCTATATTGACGAACTTATGCCGCTGTCGGTTCACGACATCAAATATACCGGGAACTACTCGGCGAGCAAGTTCAAACACCACTCGCAGCATCTTGTCTATCCCTATTGTCTCATACTGAATGGCTCCAATGTCAGGACATTTGAGTATAACGTGGCCGAGGAAAGCAAATCAGGCAATTGGCAGACATATACCGAGACCTATGTTTTCGACCCTGCTCGAGACATCCCTATTCTCCGCGAGCGTTGCGAGGGTCTGATTGAGTTCGCCTTGCAGAATCGCCAGTTAATCACCGACCGCAAAATCTTCGGAGGAGAGAACCCCGACGGATATGTGGGCGAACCGATAGACATTCATAAACTAATGCAGGAAAGACAATGAGGAAAGCATTAGTCTTCACAACGTGGCTGATAACGGCAGCTTTTATGCTGTCGGCTTGCCTCGACATGATTTCAGCCGCCAACACGATTGAGAATTGCGTAGGATTGCTTCTGCTTGTCGTGTCGGTGTCAATCTCAATAAAAACCAAATGTTTCATCAAAATTATATCATTATGGAAAAAGTTTTCAAAATCGGAATCGGAGCGGTAGTCATACTGCTTGCCTTAATCTTCGCACCTGTTTCTTGCGAGCGCATTGACGCGGGCCACGAAGGTATCAAAGTCAACCTCTACGGTGATGACAAGGGAGTTGGCAACGTCTCCCTCTGCACCGGAATGGTGTGGTACAACCCCTACACCACGCAGGTGTATGAGTATCCGACTTTCGCGCAGACCATCGACTATGAGCCTTTCGAGGTCAACAGCAAGGACGGCACGAAGTTCACCGTCGACCCCTCTATGATAGTCAAGATTAAGGACGGTGAATCCCCCCTTATCTTCAAGAAGTACCGCAAGGAACTTAGTGAGGTCGTAAGTGGCTCGCTCTACATCTACGTCAAGGACGCGGCCCGAATCGTTTTCAACAAATACTCCGCTGACTCCATCGTGTCGCACCGCGAACTGGTGGATAAATCTTTCGACGAGTATGTGCGTGAGGCGTTTTTGAGAGAGTCCTTTGTTCTTGAACAGCTCACCCCCGGCATATCTTACCCGAAGTCCTACGAGAACGCTATCAACGCCAAGAATGAAGTTATACAGAACGAAATGCGCATAGCCAACGAAATCAAAGTTGCGGAAGCAGAAGCTAAAAAAGCAGAAGTAGAAGCAAAGAAAAAAATCGTGGCTGCACAAGCCGAGGCTGAGGCAAACAGACTGCGCACACAGTCACTTACGCCGCAGGTGCTTGAAAAGGCATGGATAGACAAATGGGATGGCAAGCTTCCGGTCTATGGTCAAGTCCCCACAATGTTCAAGGACATTTCAAAGAAGTAAGATATGAGTAACTTCATCGCAGTCGTCAGGTACGACAAGATTCAGGAGAACGGCACGGTCAAGCGCGTCAGTGAGCAGTATCTCTGCGACGCGCTGACCTGCACGGAAGCGGAGGCTATCGTCACCGAAAACCTCCGGCCATACATCTCAGGCGATTTCTTCACAACTTCCGTCAAAGCGAGCAAAATCGCCGAGGTGTTCAACGCGGAAGACGCGGAAAGGTACTGGCTCTGCAAGGTGGCGTTCATCACCGTAGACGAGCGGACAGCCGCCGAGAAACGCACGGTCAGCCAGATACTCGTCGGCGCGTCCGACTTCGCCAACGCCGTCGAGGAGTTCAACGAGGGAATGAAGGGCACCATGTCCGACTTCGAGATTGTCAGCCTGAGCGAGACCCCGATTCGTGAATTTTATCCCGCAAGGCTATGAGTGAAGAAACAGCCAACTACGACCCGGAGCCGACCTACATTGTCGAGCCGCCGAAGAGCGCACCGAGAGTTAAAATCAAGAAACTCCATCCCGACGCGGTGATACCGACCAAAGCAACGCCGCAGTCAGCGTGCTATGATGTCTATGCCCCTTGCGATTTCATCGTGAAACCCGGACGCTCTGTAATGCCTCTCGGCCTCGCCATAGAACTCCCGATTGGTTACGCAGCAGAGATACGTTCCCGTTCCGGCTATTCATCAAAAGGCTTTGCCGGAAAATTCGACGTGTCGGAATACCGGTTTGACGCTGACGTTCACGCAGGAGTGGTGGACGCAGATTTTCGTCAAGGCATCGGCGTGATACTCAAAAGCTGCGAGACGCGACCATTCACCATACTCAAAGGTCAGCGAGTGGCGCAGATGCTTATAATCAAGGCTGAGACAGTCGATTTTGAGGAATCCGACTCGCTGAGTGAAACGGAGCGTCACGGCGGTTTCGGCCATACCGGAATTTAGGTTTCAACCCCTGCGCAAGAGAGCGCGGAAAGGACATCCGGGGTTCGACTCCCCGGGTGTCCACGGTGTTTTTGACTATGTTTTTTGTGAAATTATTAATGTGTGTTTAATTAAGACCACGGCCCCCGTCCGCGAGGATAGGGGCCGTTTCCAAACCAACCACAATGGACGAACAAGACAAGCGGCTGGTGTCCCGCGCCCGAACCGTGGCATCCCGGAAGAGCTACCTCGGATGGGGGGAGATACACCGCATGGGGCTGCAAGCCCGCTCCTCCGAGGCCCGCAAGGCCATAAAGGACATCCTGACAGAGCTTCACCACCGGGAGGAGGCATCCGTCGGGGACATATGACGCAACCAAGACAGACACCCGACAATGAAAGCCAAAGTACCAGTGCCCCTGCTTAAAAGGCTGGCCCGCAACTACGGCATCCTCGCCGCCCGTGGCGTGTTCGACCGCCGGGACACCAAGGTCGTCAACGCCCTCCGGCTCGTCCGGCAGGACACGGCGGCATTGGAGAGGCACATCGCCAGGAGCGAGGAGGATGGAAACACAGCCGGACAAGGATGAAGTCCTCGACGCGATTGGGGAATCCAGGGCATAAAGTCCGACACCGGTCAGGCCCCGGCGTTCGCGTTCCTCGACGAGATAGCGAACTTCCTGCGCCCCGAACATCCCGGGCTGGACGCGGACGCGCTGCTTCCACCCCTGAGGACGCTTTACAGAGAGAAAAGAATCGAGCATCACCGGACGGTCAACGGCCTGCTGATGCTCGGAGTGATAAACCAACCCGAACAAACATAACGAAATGGAATTTGACATCGATCTGTCAGGACGGGGGATGGAAGTGCTGTCCCTCATCCTGTGCCTCCTTCTGCTGGGGGCCGCTTACATCATCCACTACCGCGAGCTTCGCAAGACCCGCCGCAGGCTGCACCGCTCCGACCAGCTGCTTGAGGCGATGGCCGAGGTGGTCGAGGAGTACAGCCAAGGCAGCCGCGAGTTGCACGAGAGCCTTTCCGCCAAGGCGTCCGTCAAGGAAGTCCCCGGGGCGTTCCTCGTGTGCCGCAGCGGGGCCTCGCAGGACTTCACCGTGGCCAAGGTGCGCTTCGACCCCGCAGACCCCGACGGACGCGACTACGCGGCCCTGCTGGCCGGGGAGATTGCCGACAAGCTCAACGAGGCGTTATGAGCGTGACCACGAAATGGACGAGACCAAGGGATGGCATACATAGACCTGATAAACCGTTTCTGGGAACTTGACCGGGATTGGCTGTTCTCCGGCCACGAGACAAGGCTCTACTTCCTGCTGCTGAACAAGGCCAACCGGCTGGACTGGAAAGAGAATCCAAGACTGGACACCGGGTCGGCGATGCTGTCGCTCGGGGTGTCGGACAAGCAGGTCGTCCGAAAGGCGCAAGCACGTCTGAAAGAGGCCGGACTTATCGACATAATCACCAAGCCGGGGCGCGGGAACAAGACCGAGTACCTGATTCTCCCCGCCGGAAAAACAAGGGCAAAAAGGGCAGATAAAAGGGTAGGTAAAAGGGTAGAAACAACATCCCTTTTACCTACCAATAAAACTACCCTTTTAGAGAAAAGGGTAGCGAAAAGGGAGGAAAATCCTACCCTTTTACACCTTATAGATTATAATAAGACTAAAGATTATTATTATGATGATTATATAAACAACAACGGCGACAAAAACAGCGCGGAAAACATTGAAAAAAACGAGGGAAAAACACCGACCGGAATACTCGAGGTGGAGGAGGCCGTGAAAGCCTTGCGCACTGACTCCATATGGCGCGAGGCCGAATGCATGAAACACCGCGTCGGGCAATCCGAGATAGACTCCCTGCTTGGCCAGTTCCCGGCCCACTGCCGCGCCATGGGCGAGGAACTAAAGACGCTCCAGCGTTTCAAGTTCCATTTCGACAACTGGCTCAGGAAGCAGAAATACCAATCATCCACAACCAACCGCAATGAAACCAACAGAGAAGATAGACTTTCAAGACGTAGGGGCGTTGACCCGTCGGCTTTGCGCCCGGAAGATTTCACCTGACAGGTTCTTCATCGAACTGCCGGAGCGCGACGCCGCCAACGCCGTCTACGCGGCCCTGAAAGCCGAGGTGGCATACCGTGGGCGGCAACTCATACTCGACGACGAGACCCGCGCCAACATCCTCGACGTGGCCCGGTGGCTCTCAGACCCGCGAGGAAAGCCGGGTCTGCTGCTGAAAGGACTCCTCGGCAACGGCAAGACCTCGATGATGAGGGCAGTGGCGCGTCTGGTGGAGTTCGTGTCGGAGGAGACCCTTGGATATTCCAAGCGGAAGACCGTCCGGCTTGTCACCGCCAAGGAGGTGGTCAGGTGGTGCGTCTCGAAAGAGGAGCGGCCCAAGTACGACGAGCTGTTCTCACTCCCGATGCTCGGTATCGACGAACTGGGAGGGGAACCTGCGGAGGTGGTCTCCTTCGGACAGCCGTGGACTCCGCTCTACGACCTGCTCGAGGCACGTTACCAGAAGCAGCTGTTCACCATCGCGACCACCAACCTCACCGATGATTTGATTCAAGAACATTATGACTCTCGCATCTCCGACCGTTTCAAGGAGATGATGCACAAGATCATCTATCGAAACCCATCCTACCGGTGATGACCCGGAAACAAGCAGAAACAAAGACAAATGAGACCCAAGAAAATCCATTCATCCCATCCCGACGTGCTGGAGACATTCCGCCGACCCGCACAGGCCCCGTCACTGGGAGTCCGCTTCACGGACGAGGAGGAAAAGGCCATCCGCAGGGCAATGCGGGATTCAATCAGATATATGGCGACCTACGGCCAAGGCCGCGAACCATACATGCTTGACAGGAGGAACTATGTGTGCGGCAAAATATGACAGGGCGAGGATGGCGTCCCAGCTCGCCGTCCTGAAAAGCAAATACGCCGAGGCTATGCGTGGCCGAATGGTGCCATCCGCCAAGGCGACGCGCCTGATGAGGGAGATAGACAGCCTGAAAGCCGAGATTGAGGCCGCAGACCGGGACGCGGCTGAAATGCTCGCGCTGGAGAAAGCCCCGGTGGATGAAGTCCTCGAGGTGATAGCGATTCCGCTGCTGGCCGACGTGATGAACGACATAGTGGCCGGGGTGGACGGGATGCTGCGCCGCAACGGATGCCAGGAAACGGTGTTCGGGCTTTACACCTCCCAGATACGCCACGCGGCGTTGGCGATGGTGGACACCCTCGACAATGCCGAGGAGGGCCTGCCAAGGCTGCTTGACGTTGACGACACCCTCGTCGACGCGGTGAAGAAGAAGCTGATGTCGTTCATCAAGCAGAGATTGCACATCAAGAAGTGACAGAACGAAAAAAACAGAATTATGAAAGACGAACAGACACTATCCACGCAAGGCTATGTTGCAAGAGACCCTGATGGCAGACTTGCGCTCTTCCTGAATCGACCCATCCGCAACATCTACGAATTTTGGCAAAGCCCCAAAGTTAGAGAAATAGAACACGTACTGCCGGAAAGCGCATTCCCGGACCTGACGTGGGATGACGAGCCGATTGAGGTGGAGATCCTGATAAGGAGAAATCTCAACACAGACACTAACAGAAATCACTAACAGAAAACTATGAGCGTACAACCGAATAAACCAATACTTGACGCTTGCTGCGGTGGTAAGATGTTCTACTTCGACAAGAACGACCCGAATGTTCTGTTTCAGGATATTCGTCAGGTATCAACAACTCTCTGTGACGGGCGGAAATTCGAGGTTAATCCCGATGTTATAGCCGACTTCACAAGTATGCCATATCCTGACAACTCGTTTCGGATGGTGGTTTTTGACCCGCCACATCTTTTACGAAATGTCGGCAAATCCAAAATGGCAGATATGTATGGTAGCCTAAACGAAAAAGCGCAGCCAACGGGTTATCAGCATATCAAATACGGTGCATTATACTCTGATTGGCGTGATATGTTATCCAAGGGATTTGCAGAATGTTTCCGTGTTCTTATGCTCGGTGGTTTCTTAATCTTCAAATGGAACGAAACCGACATCAAGGTTTCAGAGATATTAACGCTAACACCGTACAAACCTATCTTCGGGCATATATCCGGCAAACGCTCCAATACACATTGGATTTGCTTTATGAAATGAACTGACAATGAAAAAGATAATGTTCAATGACCGCTACGGACTCACCGAAGCCGTATTGAGCGGTCGGAAGACGCAGACGAGGCGGATAGTGCCAAGAAATTTCTTTACTTGCACATATGACATCTTAGACAACAACACCCTCGTATTTGAGGATATGTACGGAGATTGGCATGACATACGGAAGTCTGCATACGCATTAAAGGCTGGCGAAGTGGTAGCCGTGGAGAAATGGGCTGGTGGGGCGTGACGACAAAGACTTATTTCACGGATGAAGAATGGACAAACAAGGTGTGGGAGATGGTGATGGCATTGCCCGACAATACACTGATTTCATTCTATGACTGCCACATATAAAGGCGCGATGGGGACCAAGCTCAACGGCATAATCATAAACGGCGAAGTCTTTGAGACCATCAAAGGCGAGTGTAATAAGCATTGCGCCTTTTGGAATGACAAGCTATGCGAGAACATCCTGTGGTATTGCACCGAAAAGTCTTGTTACTTCCGCTACTCGCCCGAACTGACAGATAAAATAAAGGGAGGCGATTAAGCCTCCCTGATTGTGGGCATAGAAGGATTCGAACCTTCGTGGGGCTATTGAATTTCAGCCTGTGCGTCATCAGTGTTTCATCTCGACTTGAGTTCTTATGCCCAGCTCACCACAAACCCACCATATCGACAGCTTCTTTAATGTTTCCATATCTGCTAAGTTTTTTAGGAAGTTGGTTAGACTTACCCAGCCCAATGCGAACTGGAAGAAAGTTGGCATAGGACAACCGAACAAATACACTGAGAGGACACACAGACCTCCGGTCAACCGATTTTGTTGCAAAAGTAGTAAAAATAATTAAGAGCCGCAAGTCTCCCTGCGGCTCCCACACAGATATGCGCCTGCCCTCAAAAGGGGTGGGCGTTTTTTTGTTTACAGGCGTTCCTTCTCCAGTGCCTCGTACAACCTTGCCGGATTCAGGCCGAAGCACCGCACAAAGCGGTCGAGAGACTTGCGCCTGTCTTGTGGAATAAGTGCATAGAGGGAATTGAGCGGCGTGTTGCTCTCCAATGCCTTGCGGACGGTCGAGACTTTCATGCCGTTGGCGCGGCGTAGTCTTCTATTTGCTGATGCCATAATTCCTATAATTTGAGCAGAACATCAATGCCAATATGCCTAACATAAACGTAGAGTCGGGAGCGACACTGGTCTTAGAACAGCCATTAAGCAGCTCACGCCTTTTCTGTTGTTTCGGAGTCAGACGCTTCATCGCTCTTTGATTTTATACTTGCCGCCATATCCGTAAGGGCTTTCTCCCTCTCAAGGCGCAGATTTTCGATTTCGGGAGAGGGAGTCGCCACTTTTGCCATAATCTCCTTTAGGTAGGCATTGCTGTCGTAGCTGTCGGGGAGTTCTGCATCACCGATTATAAAAGTCGCAATCTTGTCGCTTACTTCGATGATGTTCTCAGAGGTAACTCCCTCCACGTTCAAGGCGAGTTTGACCGCCTCTATTCTTGTCTCGATTTTTGAGTTCATTTTGGTTGTGTTTAGTTATTTGTTATTTTTGTGGTATGAAAAAATTGTTCCGCTTTCATCGTGGCTTGTTAGCAGATAGCCTTGAAACAACGGTTGAGGTTTCGGGATTAGCCGAGCTGCGCAAAATCATATCTGACAGCATAGCTTGGGCAGACCGAGATTATTATAAGAATATCCGCATACAGAAGGAAGCACATAACGACCCTCGATTACCCGAAGAATGGGGTGGCATTAGCCACTATGTCGTTGCAGACTTTGACGGCTACAAGGGGCAATGCGTTGGTATGAGCAATTTCTATGAAGAATAGAGCGGCTAATGCCCTCGGCAATGCTCGCAAAGATAGTGGCTCACGACAGGATACATCTGTTGTCCTATCTCGCCCGACAGATAGCACACCTCCTCGCCCATCAAGTCCCATCCGAGGGCATTGGCTATCTGACTGGAAGCATGGTGGCTCTCGTGAAAGATAGAGTTGAGCAGCTGCGCGGGAGAGGTGGCGCAACTTACCACCAACACACTCTCGCCGTTGCCGGAATAGCACAACCCGGTATTGAGGTTGCCCGACGATAGGTTTTCGTAGGCGCGGTCAAGGCTCTTGTCGTCGGCACCAGCTTCGGCGAGGGTATGCAGTATCTCGTCAACCTCGTAGTGGGTCACAGCGTAAAAACACGTCACACGCCAATTATGCGCACGTTCAAGATGTATGGTTTGGCGTATCATAAAAGCTCGTCCCAATCAACCATGGTGCCTTTCTCATCGCACACCGCGAGCCACTTTCTGAATACAGCTCCTCCCTGACAATCGGGATCGTCGATTATGTCCTTAATCATCTTAGCCATGTGTGCCTCGTCTTCGATTGAGGACCTCCAGTAATCCGCACGAATCATGTTTGCCGTGTAGACAAAATTATGCCCCTCGTTGTAGTCAAGCTTTATACCCTGCTTTTTCAGAAGCTCCTCGCACTGCTCTTTCGTCAGCGGGTCGATTGCCTCTCTCTTCCCGGTAGCAGGGTTAATACGTTTCATTTTGCTTACCGCGAAGTCGCAAGCCTTGCGGTTGAATGCCCACCCATATGCCCGAAGGTACGACCTCATGCCCGGAGGCATATCTATCACGAATATATCTAATGGTGTTGCCATATCATTTTCAGTTTAAGCGTTAAAGGGGCAGTTGTCAAGAAATACCGAACAACTGCCCCACATTATTTATCGGCGCACGTAGCGTCCGGTTCTCGATGAACGTCCCCGTCTTTCGCCGAAGTCGTCCTCATCGTCCCAATCCTCGTCCTCGCGGTTGCCGTAACGGTTGCCATAGCCACCGCCCGAACCTCCGGAATAGCCACCACCGCCGCCACGGTTGCCGTAGCGTCCGTAGCCGCCGCGCTCGCCCATCTGCGAACCCTCGGCAAGGTCTTCAATACACTCGTATAGTTCCTTGCCGTATTTGAGGAGCTTTTTCGCCTTGTCTCTCAGCTCGTCTTTCTCCTCAGAGCTTATTTCTATCATATACATAGTCATTTGTCATTAGGTGATTTACGCGAACCGCCGCCGTTCAACGCCTTGGCAAGCATATCCTGTATTGAGCCGAGCGTGCCCTCTATGCCGGATATTTTACCCTCCAAAGCACCTATCTTCTGTTCCTGCTCGCGTTCTTTTGCGAGCTGGGGATTGAGCATACACTTGATGGAGTCGTAGCTGCCTACAACGCCCTGATGATAAGGCATCGTTTCGAGAGCCTGCATACTCGCACGGTATTGTGTCTCAAACTCCTGCTCCACAAGATCGCGGTTGTCGGTGATATAGGTGTTCTCTGCCGGATAGAAACGAAACTGCTCGTTGGAGGACAGTTTCTCAAACTTGTATTTCTCCTCTCCTGCCGTTACCTCGATTGTGGTGAACGTCTCCACCGGTATGCCGAAAGGCTGCGGGGGAAGTCCTGCCGCCGTCACGGGGTCGCTCTTTTTGGTTATTGTGCCTATTCGGAGACTCGGAGCCTTGTCCTTGCCGCCTTTCTGGAGGATGTAGAACAAGCCGCCCTCTCTAAGATTGTTGAACATTGTCGGTTCGTGTAAATCGGTTAATAAAATTGTTGCTTACTCTGTCGGCGTTGTCGCTGCCGTCCCTGCCGAGTTGGTGAACTCAATAAAGCGGGCCGTGCCGGTTCGCTTGTTTAAATAAAGCAAGCGTTCAGTCGTTCCCTGCACGTTCGCGCCGGTCACGTTGTTGCCCTGCGAGTCCACCACGGGAACCCTCGTCGATGTCGAGCCTGACGTTGCGCCCGTTGTCGTGGTCGTGGTACTGCCGCCCGGTATCGCGATGTGGATGGGGAAGCCCTCGCCTCCTGTCGGAACATCCGCGTGGATGGTCAGCAGGATAAGGCTCTCGCATGGAAGCTCGCGGTATTCGCACGGATTGAAGCCGTAGACCACCTGCGAAGCGGTGGTGTCAAGCACGACGGAGTTCGTCGAAATGACGTATATGCCTCCCACGTCGATGCGTTTGAGACCCCTGCGCTGACCGCCGAAGTTGACACCGACAGGCATAACCGGCATTAGTGGATTGAAAGGGAATAATGGATTAAACATAGTCCACCTCCTTTCTTAGCAACCACACTGCGGAGCGAGGGGATTCACATTCACGGCATAATTCACCGGAACATAGCTGCCGCTCTGCGGCAAATACGGCATCGGGAAAGTCGGGGGTTGTTTGCAGGCTATGTCCGCGAGCTGCTTGTAGATAGGCGCAAGCTCGGTCTGACGCTCGGCGCGGCTGTTGGCGGCGGTGAGCTGTGCGGTCAGCGATGCAATTTCGCGGTCCTTGCGGCTGTCCTCCATGGCATCGAGCTTGGCAAGGATGGCGCGGGTGTTCGCGTCAGCGTTCTGACGGCTCTGACAGCCTTGGTCGGCGAGCGCATAGCCCATGGCGGAGAACCCGCGCTCCTGCCCTACGGCAAGATTGTTGATTCCGCTCTGGAATGCGTTGGTCTGATTGAGGATGGCAAGCTGATTCTGATAACCCTGCTCGGTGACAAGACCCTTGATTCCGCAGCAGCATTCGGCAATCTGCGAAGTAAGCGCGTTGTTGCCCTGGAGCATGGCGGTGAGGACCTGATTGAAGCCCTGTCCCATCTGTGCGCTCTGATTGCAGATGGCAGTCGAGACAGTGTTGATACCCGCGAGAATCTGGTCTTTCGAGCATCCCACCGTGCTTGCAAGCTGTGCGATGTCCACGCCGTTGCGCTGGATGGCGTCCATGAGCATCTGACGCTCCGTGTCACCGCGTCCGTTGCCGTTGCCACCGAATCCGAAGTTGCCGTTGCCGAAGATAGCGGCGATCACGATAAGAGCGATGATGTCCTGAAAGCCTCCGTTGTTGCCGAAGAAGCCACCGTTGCCATTGCTCATCATTCCTATGAGCGCGGCTGTGTCTATGCCACGGTTCTGCAACAGGGCAGGAAGCATGGCGGCAAGACCATTGCCTCCACCGAAGCCTCCGGCATCAGGAAAGCTGAAAATCTTGGTTTCGTTTCCCATTTTGAAATAATTTTACATTGCGGGACACCATTGTCCCGTGCTGCAAAATTACCCAGCAATGCCTTGGCGCGAAAGGAGTTATTTCCAAGTTACTTCGTAGTTGTCGCCGAGTTGTTTCGCGATTTTTGCAAAGTTGTTTAGCAGAGCCTTGTTTGCCCGGACCCGGGCGTCAAACGACGTGATTATGTAGTGGATGCTCCTTGCCGACAGCCCGAATATCCCGGCTATCCGTTTGGGATAGATGTCTTTTGAATGGAGAAGCATTATGGCGAGATGTCGGGCGTCCACGACCTCGGCGGCGCGTGATTTCGACAGGATTTCCTCCTTGGGGACTTCAAGTTCGTCCGCTACGAGTTCAAGCACGTTGTCGGCAAATTCAGCTATCTTCGGCATGGTGTAGGATTTGTGTGGTGTTTGACATCGGGCGCGAACAAAAAGACGCGCCCCGTGTTTAAGAGTTGTACAAGTCGGCAAACTCATATAGCTCTGTAACACGAGGCGTTTATTCTGCTCTCTGAGCCGTTTAGGTTTAGAAGAGTTAGACGGCTCAGAGGTTGCGGGGCTATTTTTTACGTCTGAGTCCCGCCCTCCACTCCAAGACGTTTCTGAACGAGGGTTATGAGAGTCCGTTTCAGCTCTTCCTCGCCGCCCACAAGGTCAATCAGCTCCTGCACCGTTTCCGGCACTTTCGCAAGACCGTCCCTGCGGCGGCGGCTGTGTTCCCACATCGAGCGGCCCTCGGCGACGCATATCATAGCCGCGAACACAATCGACAGGTAGGGCAGGTTGTACCACGGGAAGAGGGAGAAGATGACCCCGACGATGGCCACGAGAATCTGGAAGAACCAGTACACGGCCATCTTCTCGAAGGTCTTGCGCAGACGGTGCGAACGAAGCTTCTCCCCGGTCTTCTTCGCGGTGTATATCCCGCTTGCCGTGTCCGCGATGGAGAAAATCCCGGTCACGAGGATGCAGAACCCCACGATGGTCAGATGCCACACAAGGTGATGGAGCGAGTAGTCGCCCATCCCCACTTTGATGATTTCAAAATAACTTTCCATATCCTTTCCTGTTTATTTCCTGAATTTCTTAACCAGCCACACCACGGCCACGCATATGACCGCCGCGACGGCCCCGAGGGCGACTCCTCCGAAGTCCATCTTTATGGCCTCCCAGCGCGACAGCTCCCGCTCCACGGGGTACGGCACGGGGCGGTCGCGCCATACTATGCTGTCGCGCTCATGCGACTTCACCGGCACCTGCGCCGGGAGCTTGCCGGGCTTGTTGTCGAGGGTGTGGTGTAGCCGCCCCAGCGAGTCGAGCCACGCGTCCGACTCGGCCACGTCGGTCTCCAGGTGGCTTGCCGGGTCGGTGGTCACGTTCGACGCTGACTGCGCCGGGACTTCCACCTCCACCTCCACCGTGTCGATTCTCTCGACGTAGCGGGTCTGTATGACCGTCTCCGACTCCATCGGGACGTAGACCTTGCGGGTGCATCCACCCAGCAGGACGACGGCCCCCAGCAGGGCTGCGATGGTCAAGGCCCTCATTGCACCGTGATTTTGATGTCCTCCCCCTTGTCCTGCGCGGCCAGCAGGTGGTCTGTGATGCGCTTCTCCCAGTATGTTGAGTTGAGAACCTTGCCGACGGCCCGGTTCTCACCCGGGAGGATACACCCCGCGCTGTCCTTGTCGGTGTTGCCCCGGTGGATGAGTATGCCCTCGAAATGCGGCACGTTGAGCAGGCGGGGCAGAAGCCGTCTGCACTTGGGACTTATGTTCACCACCACGTCGTATGTCCCCGCCGGGATGGCGGTCTGCCCCGGCACCTTCTTCTCCTTGGTCAGGTCGCGCACGCGGTCTTCAAGGGTGTCGCACCAATACTGGCCGTCGACGTACAGTTTCCCGATTGTGTAGGTGTCGCGCTTGGCGACACGTTTAAGCGTGAGTCTCGTTGTCGTTGTATTTGTTGGTTTCGTTTTCAGTAATCTCGGTCTCCTCCCGCGCGGCCAGCGTCTCCTTGGCGCGGCGTTTGCACTCCTCGCGGTACTGCTGGTAGCGGGCGTATTCCTCCTGTGTGGCCTCGGTGGGAGCTGTCATGACGTTGTTTATCAGGGCGAACTCGTCGGACACCGTGTAACGTTCGCGTATCAGCTCCTCCACCTTCGCCTTGTACTCGGTCTCGGAGTAGGACGGTCGGGAATCCACCTCCTCCCACCGCGCCGCTTCCCCGGGCCTCACGGGGACCCTTGGGACGTATGTCTCCGAATCCTTGAGGCGCAGCCATTTCCCGGGAGCGGCCACCAGCTCAATCATTCCGTTTGTCAGTTCTCTTGTCTCCATTGTCGTTGTCAGTTTGGTGTGGTGAATGTGATTTCTTTCTCAGCCGCGTCCGCCAGAAGCTGCGCCCACTTGGCCAGCTCCTCCTCCGTAAGGGCGGCGGCAGCCTCGTTGGTGGTGTCGCCAGTGAGCTTGGCGTAGACATCGGGGTGGACGGTGAGTGTGAACGGCGGCACGCTGGTGAGGGCCATGCGGTATCGCACCATGTACTCGAATGTGGCTAACGATATTTTCGGGGAGTGTTCGAGACTCATGTCCTTGTTCATCTGCATCACCCTGAATTCCACAAGCTCCGGGCAGTTGTAGAACATGTTGCTGCGTTCGCCACGGGAGTCGAGCATGGAGAACTCGCCGATTATCTCGCGTAGCTTGGGGCAATGCTGGAACATGCAGTACACTGAATCGACCCCGAGTCTGCTCAGGTTGGCCACTTCGAGGTTGTCCATGCGGTAGAACATGAAGTTGCCGTTGATTTTAGGGGCAGCGGTGTAGTTGTTGCCGGAGTAAAGCCTCGGGGGAAGATGCGTCCTTATATGCGTCATCCCGTATTTCCCGGCGCAGGCGATGCTGTCCGGCCCTCCCGCCATGTAAATCTCCACCGCCTCCCCGTAGGTCAGCTCAAGCCCGTTAAGCATGCAGGAGAAGACTCCGTCCACCACCTCGGCGTGGCCATGCTCGCCTGCCGCCTGGTTGAACAGGTCGCAGAACAGGTGTGCCTTAGCGAGGTCGGTCAGGGACAGGATGTGGCCGTCAGTGAGCCTCAGGTCGGGGGATGTCTCCAGCGCGTCCTGCTTGGAGCTGATGGTGTCTGACATGCCGTCAAGCCTGCGCCCGATGTCCGCCAGCCGCGCGGCCAGCCTCTCGTCGTCGGCCAGCCCCTCGAGGAATCCCAGTATCTCCCGGAAGTTCTCGATGGCCGAGGAGTCGTCGGTTTCAAGCAGCGTGTCGAGTTTCCGTTCAAGGGCCTCTATCCTGATGACGGGTTCAGCGAGGAAGGAGTCCCGCAGGTCTCCCGCGCTGACATATCTCAGGCCGTCGGGGAGGGCGCAGGTGAATATGCCGTGCGACGGCAGTGCGCGTGCGGTGTCAGTCTCCATCGGCGTTTTCGTCTGAGGTTGTCAATGTCGCCTTGATGTCCCCGGGGATGGCCGCTTCTGCCGCCTCGCGCTGGGCCTTGAGGATGGCTTCAGCCTCGTCGGCGGTTATCTCGCGCCAGTTCTCCGGCGAGTCTGTGGCCGCGAGGTAGACGATCTCGGTCACGGCGCGGTCAGGGATGGGGACCTCCCCGGCCTGTGTCAGGAAATGCCCCTCGTCGGCGTGGAGGACGCGGGTCGTGTAGTCTGTCTGTGTCATATGTCTTGGTGTCTGATGTTTTTTTGTTTATGCCAGGGTGATGCCTTTGGCGGTTATTGCCGCCCGCTCCTCGGCGGTCAGGCGGTTCTTGGTCAGTGAGTGGAGCTTCACGGTGATGGGCGACTTTCCCGCCGCGGCGCGGTCGTAAGAGTCGGTGAGCAGGGTGTCGACGAGTGACTTCCGCGCGTCCGGATGCTCCGGTGTGTCCTCGCCCCAGTAGCGGGCGTGGGTGAAGTCGTAGGTGGCGCAGCTCCCCTTGCCGAGGTTGAGGATGCGGATGTACCGCAGGTTGGGGAAATAATACGGACTCCGCTGGGTGACGATGAAGAAATCGGCGGACTTGACGGATGAGAAGTCCAGCCCCTCGATACGTTCGGCGGAGAGATTGTCATACGCCCCAAGGAACCATTCAAAGGTGGTCACCTTGTCCCATGCGGAGAAGTCCGGTATCACCTTCGGGGTCTTTTCCGACCACGCGAAGAGATACGACAGGTTTGACACGTTGTTGAACTCCAGCTTGGGCAACGCTGTGATTTTGGTCTGTTGGAAAAGACCCGACAGGCGAACCGTTGCCGCTCCCCCGCGCAGTGTCACCCCACTGAAGTCCAACGGTTCGGGCAATCGGGTGCCGATGTCTTGATACATGGAGCCAAGGTTGGTCACCCGCTCCCCGAAGTCGGTGATGGGGAGGTAGGACAGCGACTCGCATCCCATGAACATGCCGCCGAAGTGTGTCACCTTGTCTGTGTACTCCACCGGAGGCACAACCTTCAGGCTCACGTCGTTGACGAACACATTCATCAGGGTTGTCGATTTAGGGAACACCACAGGAGGGATGATTTCTAGCTCAGGCAGGAAGCTGCACATCACCCCGTTGCAGCTGGTCAGCGAGGAGTAATCGAACGTCGGCACCCTCCGCAACCTCGCGCTGTTGGCCGAACCGCCCTCCCCAAGGAATGGCACGGTCATATTGGTCACACGGGAGGTGTCTATCAGCGGGAAGTACCGCAGGTTCGCGCAGTCGCCCCACGCCGCGTTGATGCTTGTGACATTGGAGGTGTCAATCTTGGGGAACACGACGAGCCGGGTGTCGCCATTCCACGTCTTGCTCAACGCCGTGGTCTCCGGGTTCCACGCGGCGAGGATTTCTTTGGCATAGTCGATGTCCTCCTGCCGGATGTCCGGCACGTCCTCGACGCACTCCTCAATCTCGACGTGGGTGTAGCCGAGGGTGGACAGCTCCTCGCGCAGGGCCACCTTGGACTCGGCATCCGGCCTGCCGAAGCCGGACACGAGTCCGGCGGCATCCTCGGTGGGGTAGCCGATGGCCACCAACCGCGATATGAGGGATGGCTTTCCGGTCAGCTCCCAGCGGAGCAGCGACAGGCCTTCCTCCGTGAGGGCGAGTTCCCCCAGCCGCACGTCGTGGGCGTCGAGCCTCGCGCCAAGCTCCTCCCTGACCGACCGCGCCTGCTCCCGGGCGTAACGCTCCATCCTCCCGTAGTCGGTCTCCTCGGGGATGACAAGCTCGCGGCGGGAGCCGTCGGCGAGCGGGACTGTTATTCTTTTGAGATGTTCCTGCATAGTCTTGATGTCTTTTCGTGAATTTCGGGTGAGATTGCCAGCAGCGCGGCCCTGCATTTGTCGAGCTGGTCGAACTTGCAGGAGGTCACGACGTGCTGGTAGCCGACACGGGTGGCCGTGGCCCCGTGTCCGGACTCTCCGGGAAGCACCAGCTTGACCCTCGCCCCCGCGCGGCGGCACAGCTGGTGGGCGTGGCGTTGCTCGATGATGACATCCGGGGTGAGGAAGTTGTCACGGTCGAGGGTGTCGCGGCATTCCCGGCTAAGCTCCAGCGCGATTTCCTTGTAGGCGGTCAGGTACCGCTCCATCAGCCCCGCGTCGCGGAATCCGATCACGCCGGTGTTGTAGGCCCCGGGCCGATGCACGTCGAGACCGCGCGAGGCGCACACTTCGGGACGCTGGTCGAACAACACGTTCTCCTTCTCGTACCACTCGGAGGACTCGTAGTGCTGGGCGATGAAGTCCCACCCCGGGGCCGCGATGTCCTCCAGCAGCTCCCGGCGTTTGATGAAGACATCCCCGTCGATATGCACCGCACCGGGGCCCGCGGCCTCCAACGCCCACATCTTCCCCGCCGCCCAGAACCGGGGGTGCAGCTCACGGGGCATCGAGTCGAGGGTCAGGTGGATGGAGCCGTAGGGGAGGTGGCCCAGCATGGCCGCCCCGAGTGTGTCGGTGTGCAGGTCGATTTCCGCCCCTGAGGACTTGGCGTAGGCCACCGACAGGGAAAAATACCAGATGTTCCCCGCCAGGCGGCGCAGGGAGTCCACCCCGTAGCAGTCTATCGACAGGGGGCGGGTGTTGAAGGAGTGTATCAGCCTCATACGTCCCATTCCCCTATCGAGTATGACGGTGTGCCGTAATAATACCCGGACGGCTCCGGGGGAAGCTCCTGACGCTCCACCGGGACCACGGTCACGGGGACGCGGTACACCGCCTTGTCCGAGACAAGCTCGATGTGGCCCAGCACGGGAACCTCCGCGAGGATGTAGGGGAGCATCAGCTGCGCCTCCACGGCAGAGGGGCAGGGCGCGGCCTCACGGGTCAGGACGATTCCCAGCTCCCCGGGCACCACCACCCGGTCGTTGCCGTCGGGGTACGTCCCGTCGGGCAGCAGGGCGGTGAACTCCACCCTCAGCTCCCCGGGCGACAGGCGGTGGTTGTCGAACACCACCCGTATCCGGCCCCCGTCGTTGAAGCAGTTGACGCACTTCCCCCCGATGCAGGAGGCGGTGTATGACTCTGCGTCCCACCAGGTGTGGAACCGGGCCACCCAGTCGTAGTCCGGGAAGCCTATCTCTTTCCTCCCGTCGCCGTCCATGGAGCAGCCGAAAAGCCGGAGGATGCAGGAAAAATCCCGCTTGTAATATACCGGTATGTCTGTTGGTTTTCCCATATGTCTCAGTTTTCGAGGGTTATGCTTCCGGTTGATGACAGGACTCCGGACTTCACGTCGTGATACCTGCGAATCCAGACCTCCTGCGGGTTGGTGACGGTCGCGGGCCGCAGCTCCGGGGCCGGGAAGAAGTACCGCCCGTCCGGGGCGTAGTAATACGCGGCGGCGGTGAAGTCCGTGTCTGACATCTTCCTCGTGAAGAGCTTGTTGCGGTACTGGGTGTAATCGCCTGACACGCCGTCCCTGACCTTGAACTGCCAGTATTCCTCCGCTTTCAGCGTGTCCCTGCGCCTGATGGCCGCCTGGTTGGCCGCGGTCTCCCTGACAAGGGAGTATGTCCGCCAGGAGTAGGGCTGCGTGTCGGGGGTGACCGGCCCGTCGAGGAACAGCACCCAGGTCAGCACGCCCTCCTCGTCGAACACCTGGGCCACCGCCGGTTTCCCTTTCCTGAATATGGGAATCACGGTCGCGTCCTGCACGGCGGCGCGGGCCGTGTCTCCATCCCCGGCCTCGTCGGCGGAGGGGGACAACGACGGTGTCACGGTCGCGCCCTCCTCGAGGCTGACATAGTCCAGCCCGAGCTTGAGGGCGAGGGTCACGCCGTCATCGTGGTAGAAGCGGATGAACGGGTCGTCGAACTCCCCGATGGTCACGCGTGTCTTCCCGTCGGCCTTGGTGGCGAGCCTGTTGACCTCTATGAGGTCGGCGTTGAGTATGCCGTTGGTGAACAGCGCGGCCAGCAGGTCGCCGTTCTTTATCCTGACCTTGTCTGCCTGGAGCGTGATGCCCTCCTCCTGGTCGAGCGTCACCCCGGCGCGCTCCTCGCCGTCGACCTTGACCGACAGGGCTATCTGCCCGGCCTGCTGGTCGATGATGCTCTCAAGGTCCTTGTCGGCGGGAACCCACGGGGTGGCCACAGTCCCCTCCTCCAGCTTTATCCGGAGGAATGAGAGGCCTATCGGCTCGGTGCGGTCCTCCCAGTCGCGGATGATGAACTGGAGGAACATCTTCCGGGTGGGCAGCACGGCGGGTGTCCGCAGGCGGAATCGCAGCGGCGTCTCCTCGCCGGGGGTGTAAGTGGTCACGTCCGGGACGGCCCACGGGCAGAGGAAGACCTGCTGCGTCGCGTCAGACACCGAGGCGCGGAACGCCATCTTCCCCTGGGAGACCACCGACTCCTCATCCTCGGTCTGGAAACTGGCGTCAAGCGACAGGATGTAGTCGGTGGACGGCTTGAAACGCGAGGTGTCCATGGGACAGCGGAACGTCTGCCAGACGGAGTCGAGGTCGGCGGCCTGTTGGGCGGAGAAGCCGCCTTCCCCGTCATCGACGCGGAAAGACTGGGAGGGGTTGTCCCACATCCCGGGGGTTGTCCTGATTAGGTTCGCGCTTATCCGGCCCACCTTGCTGGTTATGTTGGATGCGGTCACCCGCAGGCTGGCGGTCTGCTGCTCCAGGATGTTGGTCTTGGTGGCCTGGGCCTCTATCGCCTTCTCGGTGACCTCAAGCGAGGCGCGGTACTCCGAGGCGAGGGCCGTGGCGTCGGTCTGGACGCTCACCGCCGCCTCGTCGGCGGTGTGGCCGTCAATCAGCAGGGAGAAGGTCACGGAGCGCATGTCCTCCTCGGGATGTATGACCTCCCCGTGGTAGGCGTATGCCGGGTCGTCGACCGACGCTCCGGCTTCTGCGTCGTGACGGCGCACGGTGGCCCGCACCTCCATGCCCGGCGGGAGGGAACCCCAGCCGACCTTGGTTGTCTCCCCGGTGCCTGAGGACTTGAACAGGCCGCAGGTGAAGGCCGCCGGGGAGAATGACGGGAATGTCTCCCCCGTGTCCGCGTCCTCGTGGTGGAACACCAGCACCGAGCGCACCGAGGGGCGCAGCGAGTAGGGCTTCTGCCGGTCGATGATGTCGGTGATGTCCTCGGGGTCGCGCCCCCCGGCCTCCACGAGGAAGCGCCCCGTGAAGAGGTTCCCTCCGGGGGAGATGCGGGTCTTCAGCTTGCTCGCGGGCAGCGAGAATGAGTTGATTCCCTTGAACTGGTATATGTAGGGGCTGCCCTCGCCGCAGGAGGACAGGATGACGAGGCTGCGGCGGTCGTCGTTGCCGTCCCCGAGCGACCCGGCGACACCCATGGTGACGATGCTGTCACCCGGAAGCGGAACGCCCCCCGCGCCGGCACTTTTCGGGTCGTAGTTGCCCTCCACGTTGGAGAGCAGTATGTAGCCCCATTGCGTCCCCTCCGCGTCGGTCTCATAGCCCACCTCGGTCACCATGCGCCAGTAGTACCGGTTGGAGAGGTAGCCGTCGTCGTCGACGAGGTTGAAGGTCTCGCAGCGGGCGAGGTCTCCAATCCGGAACTGGTTCCAGACCTTGCGCCCGTCGGGGGCCTGTGTCCGGAACAGGCATTTCCAGCCGGTGACGGCACCCTGGTCGTCGACGCGCGGCTCCACCTTCTCGCAGACCATCCCGGCGGGGGAAAGGATTTGTGCCCCGCCCACCCATGTCTGCTGCTGCACCTCTATCTCCTTGACCCGGAGCTTCCCGTTGACCGTAATCTGCCCTGTCTCTATGTGGGCCTCCCCGTTCTCGTCGACGTAGAACACGCCGCCGGACACGCCGGGGACGTAGTTCCCGACGGTGACTTTCCGTCCCACGGACAGGTCAGTCCCCACGCTGGCTCCCTTACGGACTTCCAGCGACTCCACTTCCCCGTCTCCGGCGGCAGTCACCCGCGCTCCCTTGATGCCGGTGGCGAAGTCGCCGACCTCTATTCCACCAAGCAGCTTTATGAGGGCTTTGGCCTCGTCCGGCTCCAGCTTGCTCAGGAACCGCTCCTTGCCATATGCAAAAATAAACTGCCTGATTTCCTGTGCCGTGTAGCCCAATCCTCCCCCACCGGAAGTTTTGCCAATGGTGCCTGTCAGGATGGAGTCTATCTGATTCTGCATCTTCTGAATCATCCCCACCGTTTTCTCCTCTTTCAAGGTGACCTTGTATTTCGGAATCGGGCCGTCCCCCTCCCTGATTACAAGATTCTCGATGAAGATGGACGCGTCAATCCCCAAATCCTCGTCATCAAATTGCAGTTTCATCCCTTCGGTGATGGTGTCGTGAAGGCTTGGAATCTTCCCGTCACTGGCCATAGCGATGTCGTGCTGGCGAGCCATCATAAGCTCGTCTATCTTCGGTGAGTGGACGCTACGGGAATAATCATGTTTTGAGAGATATTCTCTGGCCGCCTGCAGCAATCTCTGAGACGCGACTTTCACATAAGCATCGGGCATCCCGATTGACAGAAGCACTATCTTGTCTCCCGCCGCCGCGTTGTAGTCTGAATATGGGAACCACAATTGCACACTCTCATCATAAATTCTCTTGCAGCGCACACGATAATTGACATCCCCCTTGACACAAGACACTATTTCAAAATCCCGTCCTCCGAGCTTGCCGCTCTTGAACGAGACAATAGGGCTGTCCTTGGTGCGGTAATCCCAAAGATTGAACCCGAGGTCTTTGATGATAATATCGAAATGTTCCGACTGCGGTTTAAGTTCGTCACCCTCTGTGATTGACATTCCATTGTCCTCCACCGGGTCTGCCGAAAACAGCTCGTCAAGGTTGCCGACGCTATCCGTATGACCTCCGGACGCAATCAGGAGTTCACGGGTCATCCCCTCAAGCGTGGGACATATCTCCTCGCGTCCGTCCGACCCGTCGAAATAAACCGACCCCTCCCGATAGCCCATCTCTAACGCGTTAGGCGAATCCACATAGGGGTCTTGCGGGTCGTTGCTACACAGCGGTTTGAGTGCGACATCGGTCTCATGTTCCCTCAAAGACTGGGTCGGGAACCCGGGAAGCATAAGGTTTGTGACAGCGAGATTGTTAGGAAGCACCACCCCGGAGGTGTCTATATATTGCGGGTCGAAATCTTCCAAGCTCGCCCCTGAAACAAGAGTGGCTATCGTCTGTCCCGGAATGATTGCCTTGGCATCCACCTCGTAGATTTTCTTCACCATGAAGATGTTCGAGAACTCTCCAAGGAATGTGTAAAAAGTGGTGTCGTACTCCTTGCCGTTGATTCGCAGGCACACGTCCGCGCGGTCTTTCAGCTTGCCGTGGCTTGACAATGTCATATGCAGTGTGCCAAGCTGTTCCCCGGATGTGCCGGGAGCAATCCAAGTCTGCTTCGACGTGACAATCAATGCCACCTTGGCCCCGATGTTGCTGTAATATCTCGGAGGGAGATTGCGGGTGGAGCCGTAGGCCCTGAGACGGGTAACGATTTCCTGGTCTGTCTCGGCTGATTTCTCAAGCTCATAGAGGCCGTTCCCTTTCCCGTAGCGGAACACATGCCCCACAGGGGTACCGGGCAATCCAATGGTTATGTGCCGTCCTTTTATGTTGAATATGGCCCCGAAATCATTGACGGCAATCTGTAATGCCCCCCACACTTTGATGTTAGACACTTGTACGGGGACTTCTGTTTTCTCGGTATATTCGGGATGCGCCTCCACCGTCCACAACCCGGGGTACAATCTGTCGAGGTTGGCCTGTATTCTGTCGGCAAGCTCTTTGACCGTCGGGGCGTAAAAGCCGAAAACCGGGAGCTTGGTATGATGGATGTTGTTGTCGTTAAGAACGACATCAAGAAAATCGCATCGTGTCAGCTCGTCGGCGTAAGAATTGAATTTGATGTTCTCATATTTGAACGCATCCCCCTTGGCTTTTCGAGGGGCCGATTTGATTACCGAGGGGTCATAATTGATTTCAAACCGTTCGTCGCGGTATGTCAGGTAGTCTCCAATCCGGAAATCGACAGGCACGGGAGATTCTATCGTCACGGACACATAACGTTCGCCCAGCCACTTGCCGTTATACTCAAGCGACTTGGTTGTGGCTTTCGTCACGCTGTCTTTTCCTTTAATCTCCCACATAACTCAGTTTTATTTCGGTTCTGGGGTCGGCCACCCGGAATGTGGCTTTGAATGACAACACATCGTCGATATTTGAGCGGTGAGGGTCGAGGTCTGACATTTTTTTCAGACGGACGCTCTCCCTTCCTTTGCGCCAATAGGGGTCGTATATACGAAACTCCGCACCGTCTCCGGCAATCCCCATAAGATAGTCGCGCAAGGCATTGTATTTTGTGTAGGCGGTGTTGACCGCGCCCTTGTAGCAAAATTCAATCTCCACGTCGTAGGCTTGGAGTTTCAGACCGCCGGGAGGCACATACGCGTCTTCCCCATCCTCTCCGGGCCACTCGCGCACAGCCACCTCCTGCACCTCTTCATCCGGCCAAGGAATATCGCACACAGCAAAACCGAAGTCGGCAAGCGAGGATTTCACCGCGCTTCCGTCCTTTGTTTTCTGCATCAAAAGGGAGTATTCTACTGCCATAGCACATTGAGGGCCGGATAAAACAAAAAGAGCCTCACAATCCCTTTCGGGACTATGAAGCTCTTGTGGCTTTAAAAGATTGTTTGTTATTGCAAAGTTATATCATTTTCGGGAAAATAGCAATACTATTCCCCAAGATTTTGCTTGATTTCCTCCATCATCTCCATCTCGGCGATAGCGTCGGCTTCCTCCTGCTCTGTCGGGACGGGAGCGGCATCGACCTTGCGCTTACCCATAGCGTCGAGCGCGTTGAAGAAATCCTCCACAAACCCCTTGTCGAGAATCGAGTTGGTGAGGTGATACGACATAGCGATTATCAGCTCCATACCCTTGCGATATTCAGGGTCTTTGCACATCATCAGCCATGCACCATACATTGGGCTGTCGTCACGGTGCATTATCGCCCAACTACCGTTTACAGCCTTGATGCGGAGGTAGTCGTGTTCCGGGCCGTTTTCTTTGGTAATCTCAAAATTGCCTACGCGGGCAATCACGTTCTTTTTCTTGCTCATTTGTTCTTATGTTTAAGTTTCTGAATAGTATCTTCGGCGTTGCTCAATTCGGTGCAGACCATTGAGAATTTACGCGATGCCTCCACGAGATTGTCGTTCAATTCTTTAACCTTGTCTTGTATCTCACAGCACAAACGCGTTTCCATGTCATCATCCATTATGATGGTGGAATCTACGCTACGCACTACATTCTCATAGAGCATCCATATCAGTCGTTCAAGTCGGTCGATACGCGCTTGTTTCTCGGCTATAACCTCAGCCATGCCACGCCCGAAAGCCGTGTTGAGAATCTTGTCGGCATCCGGCTTCGGGAGTCGGAGTTTTAGTTTGCGGTGGTGGTTCATATCATTTCTGTTTAAGTCTTTTTGTAATCTCTTTCGCGGCGACGACTGCATCAAGCGGACTCTTGCCTCGCTTGCCATACGCGATAGCTAACTCTTTGGCGAGGTCGGCGGTGTATGCGTCCCAATCGAATGTGGGATTATCGGCAATAGGTTTGATTGCTTTGTCAATGCCACAACATTCGCCTCTTTCAAGTATGACCGTGGCGTTACCCTTAAAGTCCTTGCCGATAACGCCATATCCATAGGGTGTAACCACTCTTTCCCCGAGTGCAAATGCTTGATTCTCCGCCTCCGTCTGCTCAGTTGGCTCGGTGTAGGGTGAGATTTCATCTTCGCGTAGCCATATAGGAGAACGCATACAGCGACTCTGCACATAATAGGTTCTATCGCTTACGTCAACTTCTATTATCGTAAGGATTTCGCCGCGTAAGCCATGCTTTAGACTTGATTTGTTTATACAAACCTTGTCATCCTTGTGGTATTTCGCCTCTTTCGCCTCCGCATCGACCTTGACGAGATACTTGGTAGGGATAGCTTTTGTGTTTGGGCCGTATGCAATAATAGCATTGTCATCCTCAACGTCCAGAACGTTGCAGTCATTACCCTTAAAGATAATGTCACATCCGCGAAAATACATCTTCGGCGCGTCCTTTGACACCCTCACCTTGTCGCCTTGCTTGATTTCCATATTTTAGTCTTTAAATTTGATAAACTCTTGGTAATTATTCTTGTGCAACTGGTAATTAAACTCATCAGCTACATATATTATGCCCTTGGCATGAGGATTCGGCTTGTCGTACTTGCGAAACGGCTCGCCTTTCTCTTTCATATATCTGTTGAAGCTCCTGCGCTCGGCTTTCAGCTCCTCTTTCACCTTGCCGTCATCATAGCGTTTGTCGGCCCGGAGGAACTTGCGCACAGCCTTGCGGCTCTCCGAAAGGTCAAACTTGTAGCGTCGCCCCTCCATTGTATAGCATCCGTCAAGCAATCCGTTGCGCACCATCTTCTCGATAGTCTGTCGGCTGACATGACACCAATGTGCGAGGTTTTCCATACCATCGACCACTCCGATTTCGTTCTTTTTCTTGAACTCCTCCTTGATGGGCCGCTCATTGGCCACATAGACGGCATAAAGCATACCCTCCGGGGTTTTCTTCTTGCTGAACCCGGCCTCCATCAACACCATACTGAATTTTTTCTGACTCTCGGGGGTGATGTCGTTCTCGGCGCACCACTTAACATAGGCATACCACAACTTCTGAGCCTCCAGCCAACGCGGTTCACGCTGTATCTCCAGTAGGGAACGGTTGTAGTCTTTCGCTTTCATAAACTGCAACACCGTGGAACTCTCGGCCTGATACTCGGCCACTGTGTCAACCAATTTTTGCGATACGGAGAACCGATAGTCATTGGCGATAAGCCTCTGCCGTCCGGCGAGAATCCAGTTCAGTATGCCGGGGTATTCCTTGCGAAGCTCGCTCGACAGCTGTTTGTTCTGCTCACGCTCCTCCAGCACCACGTCAAAGGGCAGTATGATGATGCGCCGCGAAAGTCCATGGCTCCAGTCCTTGATGTAGGGCATACGGTTTGCGTTTGCCATCAGCAAAGGGATGTTTCGCGCCGTGAAGTTGTTGATATACACCAGCCGCACCTCAAACGGCTCGCCACTTATCAGTGCTTTCAACGCGTCCACGTTCTTGCCGAACTCCTGCGTCTGAATCTCGGAGCAATAGTTGAGCCGCTTGCCGTTGATGCTTGCGATATTCTGCTTGCGCTCCGAGCCGCCTATCAGTTCCGAGAGAGGGATTGTCTTGATGTTGTCCTCGCCGAGCAAGCCTTTAAGGGTCTCGAATACCACGGACTTGCCGTTGCTTCCGGCTCCTTTGAGAATCAGCATCTTCTCAATCTTCGCCTTGTCACGGTCAATAAATATCGCGCCCATAAACTCCTGCAACACCCTCTGCATTCCCTCATCGGGCAGTACGCGGTTGAGGAAAGTGTCAACCCACAGGAACGGATATTCGTCCGGATTGTAGTCGAAACCCATCTGCGTGACCTGCTTGAACTTCTTGTTAAACTTGTGGAAAGTGTTGCTTTCCACGTCCAGCACTCCGTTCTGAAGCACGATGATATGGTTATCGACTTTCAGCTCTTTCAGCGAAACCTCGCGCCGACACACCTTGCAGACGCTCTCCAGTTTGGTTTTGTCGCCCGGTTGCATCTTGCACTTGTCGGCCACAGCCTTGACAAGTGAATAGAACGCATCCCAGCCCTCTCTGCCGAGTTGTTCGTAGATGCGACCCCCAAAGTAATAAGGTCGCCCGTTGAAACAGCAGAGCGTTGATTTCTTGATAGCGTCAATCAGTAAGTCCTGAAACATGCCGATGCGGTCGGCGGGTCGTTTGCCCTCCAATGCTTCGTCAAGTTTCTCGCCTTTCATCCTCGTGTAAAGCTGTCCGGCGAGTTTGGTTATGTAGTTGGTTTCTGCCATTAGTCTTTCTTAGTCCTAATTAGTCCGAGTGCAAACGCTTCTGCCTCGCATAGCGTAATCTCCATGCCACAATACGGATATCTTATAAAGTATAGAGTGTAAGGTGAGTATTCGTGTTTGTTTAGGTTGTGTCCGTCAACTTCCCGCAAGTCAAACTTGAGCTCACAGCCACAACACTCGCATTTCTTTCCAATCATCGGCAGTTCGCCGTTTTTGATTGTTTTTATTGCCATATCCTATTGCTTTTCGTAGTCCATTACAGATTATTCCTCCTTGCATATTCAGCCATCAGTAGGGAATCAACTTTGCCGTCGTGAAACTTCTTGCAACGCTCGTTCTTGCGGAAGTCCACATTGGGGAACAGACGCAGAGCGGCATTTAGTGAGGTTTTTTTGGTCTCAACCTTACGTACAATTTTCTCTCCTCCTTTTTTGAGCTTCTGCTTCTGCGTGGTGTACTCCTTATCGGCGTTTATCCACACACCGCCCTGCCAATCTTTAGGAGCAACAAGCACATAGGGTATCTTGTGGGCGATAAGCAGCCCCAGCAGGAAGCCTTTTGACATTCCGAAGTTAAACGTACCTTGCGCCGACGAACCGAATACGGTGTGAACATCCTCCAGTACCGCCACACATTGCTTGTCTCTGAACTCGCCGATAAACTTGCCTATCTCCAACATCGGAGTGCCGTCAATCGGCAGAAATCGGTATTCTCCGTTGTCTATCACGGAGAGGTAGCCGTCGGTGCCGGGGTCTATGCCAATGTAGATCTTATTCATGATTTCTTGTTTTGTTGTTTATCATATCTTCTCATTCTCGCGCAGTCGCAGTCGGGAGTACAGATAATGTCTATGAAGCCAGTGCTTACCCATCGGAACTGTCCGTCAACCACTGTCAGTTTGCGGCCAAGCTCTCCCGATTGCTTGTGGCAATGGCCGCTTATCTCAGAATAGTGCTTACACGCCATTCTGTACGCCTCGCGCTCCTTGCTCTCCATCATTCAGCCGGAAATGCCGTAGGGCGATAAAGATTCAGTTCGTTCAGCCGTTTCAGCACATCCTTGTCGGTATGTCCGTCCCACGGCTCAACATTCTCGAACATATCCTTAATCACAACATAAGGAACGCCAACCGCCACCCACAACTTCCGCGGATATATTTCGGGGTAATACTCATGTATCTTGTTAGGCTCGCTCATTCCCTTTCCTCCTTGAAAAAGTCCGCACCGAAGATGGATTCAAGTGCCACACACGTTCTGCAATAGACTCGTGCATCACCTATACCTATCCAATCTCTTGCGGCTTGCCAATACTCTTTCCTCACCCTCTCTTTCTCCTCGGCGGTCAGACGCTGAGAGAGAGGTTTGGAAAACAGCCACGATAGTACGGACTTCGCATCATCAGCATAGATAGGTAGGTCGCTGTTGCGTTGCTCGTCATACACGCCTCCGCAATAATCTCCTATCGGACACATATCTTCGGCGTATTGCTTTGCTAATTCTTCGATTGTCTTGCTCATAGTCCTTTCATCCTTATTTGCAGAATTGAATCTGCTTTGTTTAATATCGTTGTGTCATTGGTTTCTTTCACTATTCGCGACAGAGTTTCAATCTCCTGCACTTCACGGATTCGGCAAACATCCTCTGCGATAAACACAAGAGTGACGGCGGTTATAATTAACAATATTGTTTTCATATCTTCTCAAATTTCAGCCCGAAGCACACTTTCAGCATAAGCCGCTTGAATCGGGAGATGGGTTTGTAAACTGCGATCTCTACATGTGTCGGTTCGTGAACGAATCGACCTATAGGGGCCATTGGCTCAACTTCAAATCCGTCTAATACTTCCATATTACTCTCCTTTCTTTATCAGTTCCAGCGCGGCAAAAATGCCTGCGGACAGGGCGGCTTCATACCCCATATAGTCAAATCCACCATCTACAAGCTCGTTTATGCCTTTTACGGTAATTATATCGGCAGAATACCACAGCTCTCCTTGTATCTCGTTTGCTTGAACACTAACTGCAATTCCTTTCTCCCGCAGCCACTTCTGGGCGTGCCATAAAGTCGGAGCGGAAATTGTATCTGTAAACCATTCTCCTTGATAAGCTTCTCCTAAATGATTGAAATTGTCGGTGTCTAAAGCGCGACCTAGCTCTTTGTTGGTGTCGTAAAAAGTCAGGCACGGCTCATCGAATCCGCACTCTTTGAGAGCCTTTGAAAGCTCGTAGGAGCAGTAATCAGTCGTTTCCATTGTTAATCATCTTTACGTTCAACTCCTAAACACAGCACTCTATCCGAATGACCTATATCGTCAAATTCAAGAGTGGCATACTCCGTTTCGTATGGATAAGGGTATATCCTGCCATATTTCTCTGCAAGTCCTTTTATTTCCTCATCAGAGAGTCTGCGCCTTATCCGCATTTCAATCTCGAAATCATCCGAGAGGTCGGCTATTACTTTGCGTAAATCGCCAACGGTCTTTATTTTATTCATTATCTTTCTTCTCTTTGGGTTCGTAGTCGGGGCAAGCCGTAACTCCTTGCACACACTTTTTATAGTAGGGGCAGTCCTCCATTATCGGCTTTCCACCAAAGTAATGGATTATCCTATTCTCACATCTGCAATGTGCTATGTCATATTTACTGATATGAATATGCTTGCACTCGCTCGGGGTCTGATTAGTCGAGTGGTTCGCCTCGTTTGAATTTCTCATATCCTTCTTCAAGTTTACGTGTGATATATTTAGCCAATTCGTCAGCACGATCGGGAAAGAGATATTCGGCCTCCTTATCGGTTATTTCGATATGAAACGCAAGAATACTGCTCTTATTGAACGGTTTTCTTATCCCAACATAGGGAATGTCGTTTTCTCGACAACAGTGTCGATAGCCACATTCGTAGGCTATGCGTTCATCTTCAGTTGGTCGCTGTTTAGTCGGGGTCATAATAAATTTGAGTTACTAAGTTTTTCTTTAAGACTCCATATCCGCATACATCCAAGCCTTGCTATCGCAAGTTTTTCCTCCAAAAACAGTTTTTTAGACGCTATTTTGTCGTGAATATTGTTCGGATAATAGGCAATCCGAGCACTGCCGTCTTCAAAATACTCGATTACACCCCAATCCCTATGTCCGTTGTCGCATAGATACTGCCACACCCTTTCGCACAAACTTTGAGGAACGGCGAAGTATTTCCACATGACTTTGCCCTCGTCGTGGGTCGTGTGCTTCTTGAAATCGTTTAAGAAGTCCTGCCACGACCGCTTAATCTCAACCTCGGTCATGTAACCGGTCTTGTTGATGATTACCAAATCCGCTTCATGTGTGGCGAAGAAGCCCCACGACACGTTAGGAACGATAATGTTATTCCGTACGCCGAACGCTTGCGCCACTGCAAGCTCTATCTCATGTATGGAGAGGTTGGTATCTGTCATTGCTTATCGCTTATTAGGGAGGGGTTGTCGTGGATGTTGCCGATTACCTCAAAAGTGCTTGCAGACTCGCTATCAAAATCCATTACAGGGCATCCTACGCTGATTCCTCTTGCAGTGCTGTCCTTATGCAACTCGAACCATGCGCCAAAACCGCAATCGTCCCATTCAACTACAGCGACATAGTTAGGTTTACCATCGCTATAAAATGGGTAACGGTCGGCTGTTATTATATCACCCTCATAAATCTCTTTGCCATTCTTGTCAAGCAGTCCCGTGAACCGACCCAAGGTGTCGGGTTGCACGTTCCAATCAGTAATTGTACCTGTCGTTTCATCAACCGTAATTATTCTATTCTCTCCTGTTGACGCTTGGTAATATCCACCATGCAACCACTCATCAGAATTAGTGAGTTTGCCTCTGAATTTTATCTGTCTTTCCATATCTCTTGTTTTTGGGGCGGGTTATTTCTCCTCGCATATACATTGTGGCACATACAGGGCTGTCAGACCATTCTTCTTGACTTCGATGTCGGGGAAGTGTTTGTGGAATATCTGCAAGTTGAAAGGGCGCGTCAAAAGATGCATACCGTTCATAGTCGACAGTTGGCCGATAAGCCATAAGTCTTCACGCGCCTTATCCCCATCTTCAGGATTCGCTTTCAGCCAAGCCATATCTATCACAGCTGACATACTCGCTATTTCTATTTCGTCTTTAGTGTCAACGTCCACGACCCAACGCTTCTCCACTCCCGGCAACTCACCGCAAGCGGAATTGAAGACATACCACGGATTGATTACGTTTCCGGTGTACTGATTGTCGGCGAGCTTGCGTATGATAAGCCGATTCAACTTCTCTATACTCTTGGGGACACAGCTTATGTATGCCCGCGCCTTGTAATGCTCGCACAGAAACACAACTTCGTCTTTAAGCGAGTCAAGATGCTCCGCGCTCCGCACAAGCCACGACTTCATCAGTTTGTTCGCGGCAGGTAAATCGGGATGGTCTTTGCCCCTGCGGAGTATCTGCAAGTGCAGGAACAGGTTGTCGCTCTCCTCAAAGGTTATAAGCGACTTGATTAGGTCGAAGTTGTCTATTGCCATTTTCAATCTTTTTAAGCCGTATGGCGGCTGTTTTCACAGATTATCGCCATATTTGGATATTGTTTACGGTGGCAAAGGTAATGGAAAAGCACGAGAAAAGCAAGCCATTTTATAGGAAAATAGAATTTAATACCCCAATATCCCCACCCGTCGCTTCCTCCCGGATATAACCACCTAACACGCAGTGTTATGGTGCAATAGCTATAATTTACTCAGAAACAGCCCTCATACAACTGCAATCTTCCTTTCTTCAAAATGAGAGAAAATAAACAACGTAAATGGCTGACAATTAATATTTATGATGGATATGCAGGATATGACGGGAAAAATGACAAAAGTTTTTTCTTATTTTTCTACTATTGTTTTTATATATACATATGATTTTACCCTGCATATCTTGCATATAAAGATAATTCATTGTCATATAGATACTTAATGACGATATGAGAGGAAAACGACATTGCATCGGATAGTGATTATACTGCATTCTGAGACTATTCATCATAAATCCCCGCAAAACAACCGGTTACAGGCATATGAAATCTGCAACGGATGAAAGGCGTAATTCGTTGGTGGAGAGGTCCGTTTTGCACGGTGTTTCAAGAAGATGGACTGGGTGGAGAAAAAATAAAAAAAATTTTTTAATAAAAATTTCTGGAAGGGGTGACATACTTCTTTTTTTCGTCCCCAGAGGGGGTGTCCCCTACCCCTCACCTCCCCCATATGGGCGCACCACCGCCCACGCTCCACCGGCGCACCCTCGAAAATGCCGTATTACTACCAATAAACCGCTGAAATTATGGCTTATAGACCTCACCCGCAAGCCATTTGTTATAATACCAGTCCAATTTTTTTAGAAGTTCGCCACATTTATCGTATGGTAGTGGGATGTAGAATGTGACGCGCTTTTCGTCCTCCACTGCGGCTTCCTGCTTCATCCGCTGCAACGTTGCAATGGCATTTAAAGCACTTAATCTATCACTTTCTTTTTCGCATCTCTCCGCAATCCTCGCATATTCCTGTAATAATGCATCTTTATCGGTATAATCCAACAGGGGTTTATCTTCCCAGAGGTTATCGTTATCCCCTTTCCTTGGTCTTCCCCTCCGTCTCGCCGGTTGTTCGCTCTCGGTGGGCGTTGCTCTCTCTGCGTCCAATTGATTTATCAACCTTTTCAGTCCTGGCCGCTGTCCGATATAGTTGCTTGCTTTGGTTGACAGGGCGGCAGATGTTGAGGCGGTCGGATGGTAGATTGCGGCGAATGCTTCCGCCGTGGATGCTCCGGCGGTTGCGAGCATCGCAAATAAAACATCCTTTTTCTCTATTGCGTATTGCCTTGCTAGCTCTGACACACGTTTGGAAAACTGCATAATCTTGTTAACTCTTTTTAACGTTATGACATATCGTTGTTTTGGTGTTTCACAGGTTCCCCGATGCAAAAGTAATCAATTTGGGGATATTTGGCAAATATGGTGTTTACTGGGTGTGACGAAGCTGTATTCAAGTGACAAGGGCGTTTGTTTTCGGTGGTGCAAAGGAGTGGCATTTATGAGGTTAAACCTCTGAAAATAAACGCTTTAATATTTGGTGGATTCAGAAAAAAGCCGTACCTTTGTAATGTAAGAAATGAGGACACAAAAAGCCCCGACTCCTCAACCGTCACGGCCTTACATCGGGGCAAAGTTTATTTAATCGCTACAAAGGTAGCAAAGTTTATTTAATCATTATGTTAAAAACAGTTTTAACAGCCGCGATTATCGCCACCGCAATTGCCACGGTTTGCGTAGCGGCTCAGGAGATGGCAAACGCTGAACACAGCGAGTTACTGATGAAGCTAATGGCTTTTATCTCGCTTATCATCTTTGACATTTACGCAATAGTCGCAATACTCAAAGAGAAAGACAAGTAACAAAGACTAACAACATAGGGGGCGGCAAGCCCCACGCGGCTAAGTTCCGCCCCCTATTCAAAATAAATCATCCACCCACAAAACCGAATCACGATGAAAGCATATAACACCCCCGCGACCATGAACGCAAACGAAACAACCGAATTTAGCGAACTTCCACAAGTCCGGCAGTATAGCCGGGATGAAACGACTTTATTACGGTGCTAACGCTTTATTGGTGCGCTGCGGGTCTTACGTCTACAATGTGACAGCAGCCCCGGAGATATACGCGCAAGCGCATTAACCCACACCCGGCGGCGCGGTGATTCTGGCCGCTGCAATCGAATTGACCGCCGGGAGCAAACAACTAAATACAAACAGATATGAAACCAAAACGCAAAAAGAGCATGGCCGACATATCGGCACAGACAAAACGCCTCCAGCAGCTTAATAACGAGTTGCACGGCGACAACCGCACCCGCTGTATCGCTATTGATACAATGATACGCAAAATCTTCAACCGCTATTATTACGCGCTTTTGAGCCGCTTTAATCCGGCTTACGGCCCGACCGACAGAATGTATTACAAGGCTATGACGCGGCGCGTATATGCCGGATATTAACCCCAATTTCGCGCCTCACACCGCCGGACGGTAAATCATACCTCCGGCGGGAGAAAGGCCGACAGAATCAACGAAACCACCAAATAACAAAGATATGGATAAATTCACAACATACTATAGCGACAAATGCGGGACGTTCCGCGAGGCATTCAAAGGCATGGACAACGTTACAACCTTTGAGACTGAATGGGTAGAAGGCCGCGAGGGATGGCACGGAGTGCCAGACGTAATCAAGAATCAGGACTGCGGCGACTTCGACGGCTCGGCATACATAGACAATATCGAATTTGTTGCAATCTCCGGGAATCCGACAGAAGGTTATGAAGTCTACATAAACAACCCTAATTGCGAGGTAGACGAAAACGGCTGTGCGATATTTACCGATGAACACCCGCAACAACAGTGGATATTTGCCCGCTACGGGTCGTTCAAACGCGCCGTAAACAAGGCTGCGGCGATTGTCAAGGCTCGCAAATACCCGAAACCAATAGAAATCTGGTAACACTAACAGAAACGAAATAAACAAGCAAAAAACGATATGACACCCCAGGAATACATATCAGCCAACGCGCCAAGGTTCGCAGCGCGTCAACGCTCCACCAACAACGCCAACAAGATTTGCAAGGAAATACAGACCCTTTGCGGATGCACGGCACAGGAAGCGGTTAAAACGCTAATAGCCACATTCGACGTGGCGTTGAAGATGCGCGAATCAATCAACAATTACAACAGCAACAACAATTAAAGACAAACAACTATGATTGGATTAATCATTTGGGCCATCCTGATTATTTTCATCGTCATATGCGCCTGCCCCGGCTTCCTGACGGCATTCTTCACCATCTCACTTTGCGTTGTCGCTTTTATGTGGCTGTGCAGGGTGGCAATAAAGGCAATCAAGAAATAAACAACTATGGCCATAATAATAATGATTTTGTGCGTCATCGGCTGGCTCGGCCCGGCCCTGAAGGACGGGAAGCAACGTAAAGTAAAATAACCCCTAAAACGGAAAGCGATGAAACCCAGAAAATCATTAGCACAACTCCAAGAACAATATAACCGCCTTTGGCAGCTCAACAAAGGCAGACGCGACAAACAAGTTAACGCGGCTTTTTCTCACGTTAGGGAGCAAATGTGCAAGTTCCTCAAGATAGAACCTAATCGCGGATGGTACACCGCAAATCTTTTGTATCACCAAATGTTTTGGTGTGAAATTCTGAAAGCGAATTATATCACGCTTTAACCACCCATCCCGGCGAGGGAGAACCACAGCGGAGCGACACCGCCGCCGGGAACCATCAATAACAAATATAATCATACGAATATGGAAACTATTATCAACAAACTGCCCGAGGATATAAACTACATGTTTTACATCAAGCCTAAAGGCGCAAAGCGATTCAGCACCTACAACCCCAGTAAGGGCACAATGGGTACGGGGCTTGTATTTACGGAACTTTACCGCAAAGAACATCTTTTGGCCGTCTGCAAATGGATAGCCGAGGACAATAGCGGAGACTTCGCATATCAGCTCCGAAGCGGGGGAGGCAAGAAAATATATTGGGAGCACAAACCAATAGCCGCCACCCCCCCCCACAGAACCTCCACAATCGCATAAACCCCGCAGACGGCAGAACATACCACCGACGCGTCTAAATCGGAAGAAACGGCGCAGAAACGGCCAAATCGAACTATTCAAACTTCCTTAATAGTTCAGCATCCGACATGGAGAGGGACGTTTGCACCCTACCATTTTGCGCACGTCAGCAAAATGGTCTCCGTCCCAATACTTGCCCCGTCCAGACATACGCCCCCCGACAAGAGGGAATTGCAGAATAAGCGTGCTTCAAAGAAAGAAACCGCCTAATTGCACAACATACGAAAAATAAACATATTACCCCACCCTTAACACCATAGATATGAACTTTATAACCAAACTATTCAACCGTAGACCACGCCCCACGAAAGAGGGGGCAATCCAATCCGCCGAAAATCCTGACAAGTTGACCGAGACCGCACAGCCAACCACACTAAAAGAGGCATTCAGTCAAAAATATCCGGCATATATGAACATCCTGAAGATGTTCGAGGCGGCAAATCTCTGTGAAGCCACATGGGAGAACCTGACAAAAGTCCGCCTCCAGCGTTTCGTGGAATATATGGGAGAGCGAATCGCCCCAAACTCCGTCAACCAGTATGCAACGAAATTAAAGGCGGTGCTGAACCTCTATTCCGAAGAGGTTGAGTTGCCACGCGATTACGCGAAAGTCCTGACACCGCGAAAATGCGCCTCCACGTCAATTTTTCTCACCGAGGATGAGTTGCAATTACTGATGGATTACAACCCGAAAAATGACAAAGAGCGGTTTGTCCGCAACGTCTTCTGCGTGTCCGCTTTTTGCGGTGCAAGGCATTCAGACAGCGTCTTGTTCAACGAGGACAACATCATTGGCGACACGTTGCAATATGTGTCGGTGAAGACGAAAACACCGACCACCATCCCATTGAAGCCGATAGTGGCTGAGTATATCCGCACGATGCCGCGAATAACTATGGGAGACAAGGCTTTCAATGCCACTATACGCCGCATCGCCCAGAAATGCGGAATCAACAGCCGTGTGAAGATTTTCAAAGCTGGAGAAGAAAAGAATGGCGAGAAATGGGAATTTCTGTCGTCCCACGACGCAAGACGCTCATTTGCAAGCAACTTGTATCTGCGAGGAGTCGACATCTACAGCATAAGCCGGATGCTCGGGCACAGTTCTGTAAATACCACCCAATTATATATACAAGCAAGTATCCGCACCAACTCCGAGGAGTTGATGGGTTATTTCAGGTAGCAAAAAGAGGCGTGAAGCCTAAGCCCCACGCCTCTTTGTTAGGCACCGCGCCGATGATTCAGAAAGGAAGGTCATCCGACTGCTGCGCCGGGGCCGGTGGTGGAGGGGTCGGCTGGGGATATGTCGCTTGCCATCCCTGCGGAGCGGATTGAGATTGTGGTGCCACCTGGGTTTTCGGGCTGGCTTTCCAAGCGGTGGCCGACATATAGGTTTTGCCGTTGTACTCGCGGGTGGAGAAATCAATCTCCACATCATACTCCACCCCCTGCTGTATGTTCAGCTTGTCGATGTTGTCCCCCAATACTGAGAAAAGCACAGTCTTGGGATATTGGGTGTTTGAGTTGTCGTAGAGCAAAATGTAATCTTTGCGTCTCCACGTTTTCCCGGCTGCGGTTGTTCCCGACTGTTCCGGCAGGGCCGTTTGGATTAATCCTGAAAAAGTCATCTTTTGAGAATTTGATTGTCTTAGTTTATCAAGTGCAAATATAGCTGTTTTCCCGTAAATAGCAATACGCAAAAAAGCCCCCAAATTACTCCGAGGGCTTTTGTTGTGCAGATTCTTTTTCACCAGCCATTGCAGGATGGTATGCCACGAAACTCGTACCACATACGCATTTTCACCACGAGCATTTCGTAGGTGTGCGCCCACACCTCAAATACACGGAGGTTTTCTTCCTTGTAGTACACGCGGACACGGTAGTAGCGGCCTTTCTTGCGGAGTGTGATTTTCTTGGTTATTGGGTACTTCTGCATGAAATACTCAATAAATTGCTCACGGAGTCCGGGCAGGAGCGGTTTCGCCTGCCGTCTGTGGCGTTTGGGTTTCTCCGTGGGCTGTTCCTCTGTCGGAGTGACTTCGGTTTCTGGCTGCGGCTTGTCAGCCACTTTTTCGGCTTCGGCGCACTTGCATCCCACATAGATGGTTTCGCCGATGTAGATTTTGGTTTTCATTACAGTAAAATTTTGAGCATAGAAAACCGCGCCAAGTCCTGCTCTGCCCTTTACTGCACAGGCCCCGATGCCGTCACCGACACCGCGCGACTTGACACGGCTATATTGTTATAACCTATGTTGACTTACGGATACAATAAACGCACCCTCATGAGAAAGTGCGGCATCGTACCGCAGTAAAATTTTTGAGCGTCGCAAATTTACAACGCCTTTTCGAAATTTCCAAACGCCAAAACTTTAACTAACTTTAACTATTGGCTGTTTTGGTATTGTTTGAAATGCCTTTCGACCACAAAGGTAGTTTATTTTATGTAATACTCACATATATCAAATGGTTTATTTTCCAACTATATGTTTTACAACATATTTTTCGGGGGGGTAATTTGGATGGGTGGCGTTAAAAAGGTAATTTTGTATTCAAAACCAACCAAATCAACCACAATGG